CTCATCCTTCAGAAAGTCAATGCAAATATGACTGAGGCGAATACCCTTAGCTGCTTGCTCTCGAATGTATTCACACCGGGAGTACAGCTCCTCACAGGCATCCGATGACAAATCATACTCTCCCTCCTTGCCAAACCACTTGGTCTTACCAGGCTCCCCGTCCAACACAAACGGATAGCCTGGCGAGGTAGCCCTGTTAATGGCCTTAAGCTTCATAAGCTCGGGGGACTTCACTGCCTCCTCAAAGGAGAGTATATCACGCGTGTCATGGACAGAGGCAGCCACAAAACGCTGTGTCGCAACCGAAATTATATGATCCAAATCAGGAATGGGCCGCCATTCTAAAGGACTCTGATAATTCCGGATTCCTTCAACCATCGGATACTTTAATTCATCGCCAACCATAGTCGGGCCCAATCGAGCGATCTTAAGGTCACACTCGCCCAAGGACTTGTCCTTGTGCAGAGGTGTGTGACTAAAGCGCGTCTTGGGAGCCACTGCCACTGGCTTGTCAACTAAGCCAATGAGTTCAAAAGAGCCCCCAACCAAGCCGCTCTCAAATATACCGGACTGTTCCGCCATAGTGGGAGCCTCAATGGTAATGCCACGTGCAGCCAAATCCTCTTCAAAAGCGTCAACGATAGTGGAAAAATGCTTTATAGCATCTTCCACCATCTCAGCCGACACTGGAATGGCGCACGCCTTAGGTTCAATGGGACAAGTATTCCCAGCCACATGCACACCAATAATGCACCTTCCTTTTGGGGCTGAAGAACGCCGCGCAATCATGAGCGGCGCGCCACAATCCCCATGGCGTGTGGTCATACCAGTAGACCACACAAACTCGGGAGTAATGGGGCCAATAGGTAACCCATACTCACGCTTGACAATGGGAGCCGTCATGAAAGCGCGCTGCAATCTGATAGTGCCCTTGTCGCACGCCAAACGGGTCAAATCCATCCGGGCTGGCAATACACTCCGACCTATGGCCTGGAAGCTAGCTGCGTGTGCAAAGTGCTGTCGAATAGTAGCTTTCGCCATAAAATTCGACTCATGCTGAAAGCTGAGGAACATGGCGTCAGTGACAACGCCTTCCGGCTTATAGCGGGGTACCGACAAGAACTGCTTAATGGTCATCGAAATTTTCGCAAACTTCATAGCGCCATTATAGCAAATTATCTGGTCATCCTCATTCAACAAGCCAGAATCGAGCTGCTCTTGAATTTGTCTATCGAAATGACTTGGCATTATGCACAAGTTACTCATAACGAATAGCAGATGACCAAGAACTTTCTCTGGCCTGGGCAAAAACATGGTGTACGTGTTAGCGTACACCTTGTTAAAAACCTCTTCGTCTTGTATGACCGATATGTGGTTCCCTTGTTCTGCAACAACCGGTTCCACCTTAACCGCCTCAGGTTCTTTATCTCGACCAATGTCCATGCCAATAAGGCTACAGATAGCCTTAACAACCACAGATATGATCTTAATAACTCCCTTAAGCAGCAAGTGAACAACGGCAACACAAGCGGCAGCTGTGATGATCTTAGCCCTAAAGCCAAGCACATCCAAATGGCGAATGCTGTCGCACAGGCCAACCACAAAGCTGCGTGCCACCTTAACCAAAGTAAGTTCCTTACGCGACACCTCCTCACTCTCAACATACGATTGAGCGAAGTCGGTGAAATCGTCTCCAAGCTGCTTAACCCACGAGTACAAAGCGGTATGGCCTGAAATATTCAAGCCAACCTCTCGACACTTGTCAGCATTACCAAGCAACTCGACAACAAACTTGACGCGAGCACGTAGTGCATCGAGATCAATGACGTCTGAGCTCAGAAACTTAGCATTGGATCCATGGGTCTCAGAAAACATAGCACACCACTTCACCATAGCAGCACGCCGCGTATCAGCAGCGTGAGCCAATTGCTTGTCATGAAATGCATGTATGAGCGCCAGCATGGCCACGCGATAAAAGACCTCTAAGCCTTGCATGCCTTCAACATCTTTTCTCATAAAAGGCGCCAAAAGCTCCCTTTTATTACGTGCGACACGTTTGGCCACAGCTTGCATCTTAGAGTCGCTCAGGGAAAGAGAAAACTCGCTCTCCATGTCAGCATACTCCTGCAGAAAATCACGAATCTGCTCCTCAGAACTAAGGCCACTCTGCTCCTGCAACTTGGCCTTTCCAAGCAAGCTCGCGAACTCCTCTAGAGTCCCTAGGGACTCAGA